ATTCATCTTTGAAATCTCCCCACCTATCGCCAAAGACATCTACAGCAAAGAACCTGAATTGAGCCCATAATTCTATGGGATCATCGTCTAATGGTGTGCCTGTTAAACCAAATGTATATTCCGCATAGTTTAACATCTTTAATCTTCGAGAGCTGAGGTTATCACGACCTCTCAGTCTTTGACATTCGTCAGCGAACACCGCAATCCATTCTTGACTTCTTAGGTATTTGATATTGTCATCTAATCTCTCGTAACTCAAGACCACCACCTGCTGTCTCAAATGCGGGGCGAATTGAGCGATTGAGTCGAGCCAAGGGTCTTGTATATTAGCGGCAGGGACGACAATCAGCGCTTTTCGGGTAGTATCCCCCGTCAATATTCGATCTAGCAGCCCCAGCGTCACTATTGTTTTACCTGTGCCCTGCTCCATATAGTAGGCGCCGTGTTTAATATTGAGCCCCCACTCAACGGCTTCTTCTTGAAACGGGTCCAGCGTTAAGCCTATTAAGGACATGGACTCTAGCCTCTTCGTATGTGGTTATTACTGCAGCGACACCACCTGCTTTTTTGATCTTATCGATAATGTCTAATTGAAGAGCACTGGGTTTGCCCTTAGGTGTCTTTACTTCAAATGCGAAGAAGTGACCTTCACAGCATCCAATCAAGTCGGGTATGCCAGCTTGCTGGAAAGGGCCACCCCATATCTTAACCCAGAAACCGCCGAAGTCCTTTTCAAGACTCCGGCGGATTTTTTGTTGAAGCCGGCTTTCGGGCTTCTTAGTCAATATAACCAGCTTTGGTCAAAGCTTTCAGAACAGCATCACGTTTCTTTTTGATGGTGTCATACTTTTTGAGATCGACTTTAATCTCATAGTCTTTGATGATCTGACGAAGATCAGAGGCTTTAGCGGACATTACATCTTCTGGAGAAATGTATTCTTCCTCTTCTTCTCCGTCCTCTTCCTCTTCACCGTCTTCGTCTTCCTCCTCTTCACCATCTTCGTCTTCTTCTTCCTCGCCGTCCTCGTCTTCCTCTTCTTCTCCGTCCTCTTCCTCTTCGCCGTCATCTTCTCCTTCTTCTACTTCGTCAGCGTCATAGAATTCAGAGATGCGAGCATAGTCTTTGTCGTTGTACTCTCGCATAACAACGGAAACTCCGCACTCCATATCAATCAATTCATCAAGATCAATATCATAGACAGAGTCAGGCACATCCATGCCTAGTGCTTCAAGAATTGTACGAAGAGTCCACAATGACTGTTTCTGAAGTGAACTGGTGTGGTAGATGATCCTACCTTTTTGTTTGCCTTCCATCACTTCAAATTTCCAAGTGAGTTTTGGTTCACCTGAACTTTCTGAAGTACCCTGTTCGACTTCTTTGACTTTTACCCGATAGTCACCCTCGGGCACCTGACCACCTGACTCGACGCCTTCAAAGTCGACTGAAAGGATGTTTTTCTTTTTGGTGGTTTTTCGGCTACGACGTGCCATTGCTTTCTCCTTTGGTTGCAGCAACAAGTTTATCAAAAGTTGGGTCAATCAAGACCTCGGGTATGTCGGTTGTACGCGGCTTTCTCACTTTCGTGATGTAAACCGGGTTGGGCCCGACACGAAGCCCAAACTCAGTTTTCTTTGTTTCTTTGATCTTTCCTTTGTTCTTTCCAGTTGTCGCCCTAATGCGTTTGATGGTCTGCTTAATGAATGTGTTGCAAATGACTTGTGCATCAGCATTCATGTGCTTCGCCACTGATGGCATTAAATTCGGGCCCACCTCTGGAGTCAATACCCCTTCGACATCTTCATCTTCATCAATATTAAAAGTTCTATCTTGTGCGATGAAGACTACATGCATGGGTAAATCCCTAAATGCAGTCAACCAATACTTCAACTTGGAGGATACATCACCCCAAGCTTGTTTGGTCATAGAACCCCAGTGGCCAGCTTTAGAGATGTCTTTAACCTTAGACTCGATCATCATCTGTTGTAGTTGGCTCACAGTGTCAATAACAACAGTTTTGTAGTCATGGTCTCCCTTCTTAAGATGCCAATAGATTTGCTCTAGGTGATCAAAATCCCGAAGTTCTGTGTAATAGGCATCTTTCACGTCCGAAATACTATTGGTCCCCTCATCCCTTACATCTATCAACAGCAACGGGGTTGGGAAAGTACCAGCGAATGTGGTTTTCCCAGTACCTGATTTTCCATACAGCACAGCCTTAACAAATAGGTCTCGGCTTTCAATTCGATTAGCGCCAATTGGGTCACCTTTAACTCTTGACTTTTTGGTGGCTTTTTTCTTAGTCGCCGGTGGTCTCTTTCTCTTCAGCGTCTTTTTCCTTGCTGGACGTCTCATATTCTCGCTCCTTTACGAAATCAACGTCTGAGTCATTTAACTCAGCTTCACAAAGATGTTTATACTCACACCACGAGCAGTGTCGGCCTATGTGCCTAGCATGGTCAAACTCTTGGCGTTCACCTATTTCTTGAGCTGTGACGATGAAGTCATCTAACACCATCTCAGCAACTGACTCTTTGATAGGCACGAATATTCGTTTGAATTGATCATCTAACCGATCAACCATTCGTTGACGTTCTTCCTTATAGGATTTGAGGTCAAAATCATTCTCTTTAAGAAATTCATCGAAGATGTGGGGAAGAGTTACTAGAGAGTTGACTCGTGCGATTTCACCAGTCTTCTCTGTCAGCTGTGGCCGTGTAGGCGCTTTCGATCGAATATAATCAAAGCAAGCCCCGTCAATTTCCCCCCAACCCAATTCTTTGATGGCAAAGTCATACAGAAATATCTGAACGCTTTTCCAACGTTCATCATCTCCTGGTAGATTTTTGAATGATTTAGTTTCTCTTAGCCAAAGAGTCTTGTCTTTTCTTCGACGAGCGAGTGCATCTATTTTACCAATGAGAACTATGTCATCAGCAATTTCAACTTCAAAATCATGTTCAGCTTTGACCCCATTGATCTTGATGTACCCCATGCCATCTCGTTTATGAGCTTGAAAGTAAGCCGTCATAATATCAAAGATATCTTGGACTATGTTCCCATATTCCTCTACTTCTTCTTTGAAAAGCTTACCCTGTTTCTTTTCGTAAGATTTCAAAATCTTCCATGGGTCTTGACCATTTATGTTAGCCTCAACCATTTCATGTACAATAGTTCCGAACATGAGTGGTCTGGCTTTTTTCTTGGGTCTTAGCTTTTCGATGTAGCGATAATAATGGGACTTCTTGCAGTTCCGCCACTTTTTGACACGGCTGTGACTAACTTTCAAGGCTACCATTTTTTCCTCCCACAAATTCTTGGATCATCGGGAACACAGGGGCTATAGCTATACTACATTCCTCCGCTACTTGTCGATGTTCTTTTTGCGTCGATGGGTCAGTGCGTAATTGGATATAGTGTATCCAACTCCTAAGAGTTCCACTCATGTACATAGTGGTTGGTGTCAGTCCCTCCGGTAAAAAGCATCTGGCTTGTTCTTTAGCAATCCCTTGGCTTAATGCCCACCTATAGTTCTCGCTAGCTAAGAACTGCTGTTCAACTTGCCTAGACTTAAATAGTTCATCTAAACCCTGATCGTCTGTCTCTAGACTGTTTTGTCGATTTTTACTGTCTTGAAGTCTAGCTTCTCGTTGAACTCCATCGAAGCCAACAACTTCAGCATACCTTTGGGAAAATTCCTGGAAGCTGAAACTTCTATGCCGTAGGATTTGTCGGCCAATGTCCCTCGTAGTCTTAATCTCTAGACATAGACTCCCCATCTCGAATGGTGACCAATGATGGTGATCTATGAGATATCTAAGAAGTTTATACGAAGTCCCATCATTCTGTTGGTTACCGGGATTTGACACCCGAGCACAGTAAGCGATGAATTGAACCAAGTCCTTCATCCCTAGTTCTTTGTACGGTGCTGTGCATGCAATCAGTTTTACATTTGCCATTTTTTACCTCCGCCCCAAGGGCCTACTTCTGCTTCAGCGATAATCGGCACTTTCATATTGATTTTGAAGTCATCAAGTAAATCAGGGTGACTCATCGCCTCAAGCACTCTGGGAACAACTTCATCGAGGTATTCATCCTTTACTTCCATGAGTATTGAGTCATGAACAGTGCCGACGATATGGAAGATACCGCGTTTGTGGAATTCACCATGTAACTGAATAGCTGCCATGAGGTTTAATTCATTAGCAAATGACTGGACAGGTGAATTGATGGCTTGACGAAGAGCCTCTTGCTTCTCGTAGCTATCTTCGAAATCTTGAGCTCTAGGCAATCTGCGCCGCCTGCCATTATATGAAGCGACAAAGCCATTCATTTGAGCGAACTGTTTTTGTCTTGTGTGCCATTTTAATAGGCCTGGGTAAAGTGAAAAGAAGTTCTCACGACTAGCTTGTGCCTGCTTATCATCGACTTTAACTCCGTAGTTATCCCTAGCATATATCTTGAACTTTCGCCACCACATACCATAGAGATACCCGAAATTCACCGCTTTAGCTTTCTTGCGTAGTTCTTTCCATCGATAGTCAATTTCAACAGCTTTGTCTGGGCCCATCTCAAGTAGGATGTCAACAGCTTTTGAATAAGTTGGCAATTTCTTAAGGCGTTTATACTTCTTAGCTGTCTTTTTAACAAGTTCAGCTTCCCCGCCCCCTCTAGCCAATTCACTGATTGCTGTCATCCAATGTATATCAGCATCTTCATTAAATAGCCTGAGCATGTTAGGCTCACCCGACATATCGGCTGCAATTCTCAGTTCAACCTGTGATAAGTCAGCCTCTACAAGTGTCCACCCCTTAGGTGCTGTTATCAATGTCCTTATAGTTTTATCTCGAGGAACTTGTTGAAGATTTGGATTTTCACAAGATAATCTACCAGTGACCGTCCCATGTATCTTAAATGATGGGTGCAACCTTCCATGTATGAGGTAAGGCTTCCAGCCATCTATAAACATTTTGAGTTGCTGGTCGTCGTGTCGATATTGAAGAAGGGCTTCAGTCGCTGGATGGTCAATCCGTTTGAGAACAGACTCAGACGTACTGGGTTTACCCCCAGCAGTTTTATCTAAAGGTTTAATGCCAAGATCTTCGAATAGGAGTTTAGCCACTTGCTGAGGGCTACGCCAGTTGATGTCGGGCCCATACTCGCTTAGCTCATCAAGTGATTTTTCAACTCTAGCGCGTAATTCCCGTTCTACTTTCTTCATACGCTTAACATCTATTTTAACACCTCGATGCTCAGCTTGCACAAACATGTTGGCCGTGGGCATGATGATTTTTCGGAATGTCTTATTCAACATCCTGTGTCGCTTTAACTCAGGACTGAATTTTTTCCAAAGCTTCCTGGTGTAGTATAAGTCATGGGCGTGATACTCAGCGAGTTTTTCAATGGTGGTATGGCCCGTCTTTTCACTAAGATCAATATCATAATCAGGAGCTCTACAATAAAGTTGAGAAAGCATCTTCAGGTCATGACGCATATTTTCGTCAAGCACATAGTGGGCTAGCATTGTGTCAAAGTAGACTGGCCAATCAACATCGAAGTGAACCTTCATCCACAATGAGTCAAACTTCCCATTGTGCATGATTAGCTTTAATTTCTTTCTAGCCCAACTATCAACCCAATCGACTATCTTTTGAGCTTCAGGCCCCTCATAGTCTGGGTGACCAAAAGGTATAATCCATTGAAATCTTTTTGTGCCAAACCCTATTGAAACTATCTTAGCATCTTCTGGAAATGGGTAAAGCCCGTTTGTCTCAATATCGAATGAAACAAATGTCTCACCCGCTAAGTCAACCTGCATTTCTTGAAAGTCTCGAACGCTATTAACAAGTTGGATATTTAGATTTCGTTCTTTAGGCACTCCACCAAAATTGACGATATCTAATAGAAGTTTTAGGTCTGTTTCGATGAAAACTTCTTGGTTAGGGTCACGGAGAGCATAAGATGGATGGTAAGTTGGTAGGTAAATAACCCCATCTTTTTCTATTGGTTTACCTCGTTTTTGTTTAATTCCCTTCTCACCGATAACAGCTTGCATAGCAACATTGCCAAGCATGACGATATATCTGGGCTTCACCAAATCTATCTGCTTTTGCAACCAATACCCGCATTCCCGTATCTCTCGAGTGCGTGGGGTTCGATTGTCAGGCGGGCGGCATGATACTGCATTAGTGATAAATATTCGATCCCTAGGCAATCCTACACGATCTAACAATTTATCTAATAGCTTACCCGCTCTACCCACGAACGGGGTGCCACTGTCATCCTCGCGTTGGCCAGGCGCCTCCCCTACGATCATAATATCACAAGGAACTGGACCTTTGCCTAAGAGGCAAACAAACTCAGCTGTCGAGTGTAGTGGGCATCTCGTACAGTTCTGATCCCGAATTTTTTGTAAGCGTTTGTAAGACATAGCCTGAGGGTGTCACTCTGTAGCAGTTAATACCAATGTTGATAAGGTAAGCCAACCCGCTCATATCTCGATAGGTTGACTCATAGAAGAACCGAGTAATCGGTGATTGGTTTATGTGATCTGCACAGTCTGGGCATGGAGAACACGTGGAATACATATCCATCCCTGGCCCCATTATAACACCTTTGGGAATATGTTCGATTGCATTCCTCTCAGCGTGAACAGCTTTTTCGCAACCCCCGTCGAGTTTAATAGGGCAGTCTGCACCTTCGCAATGAGGTTCACCAGCTGGAGCCCCATTATAGCCTATCGAGATTATTCGATTATTTGCAACCAGAATAGCTCCAACTGATTTTCTTTGACATGTTGATCTCATAGAGACAACCCTAGCTATCTCCATAAACATCTGTTGCCTACTTATTCTCACTTTCACCTCCAAAAAGTTGAATGTAATCATTTCGGAAAAGGTGTAAGCTGCCTATGTGCATAATCAGCTTACCAGGCTTAACAGCTAACCATCTCCGATCTTTTGCTGCTAGTTGCTCAAGAACCCAATAGAGTAATCTTACCGTAAGGTAGATATCATCTTTGAAATGTCTCATGAAATCACATGATCTAATCCAATAGGTTATGTCCATTTCACCGTTTCGCATCAAGAAATGATACCCTATTGTGCAGGGAACTCTTCCCCCAAATTTAACCCCAGTATCCTCTGGAAACCAGACGGGTAAGTATGCTTGTCGAGTCAGAGGTTCTCGCTTTATTAGAGAGATAACATCATTCAAATCCCCATAGTCAAATCTAACACCTTTTCTTACTTCAGCTTCTTGCTCCTCAAGTTCATCATAATCAGCATAACCTCCTGGAAGATAGCCAGCATAAGTTGGCCAATACCGCTCCATGTATGTATGACTAAATTGATTATCATACATCCGAAACTTATCAGCGCTATTACTCCATGGCCAATTCCTCCACTCATTACCTGGATTAAGGGGGTCACCAGCTACTCGTTCAAGAAAATGATCTTCAGCCCATGGCAGATTTGGCTGAACATTCTGTTGGAGCGCTATGATATTGGGCGTCCCATTAATCGAGACTGGGGAAGAAAAAGAAATGTGACTCACCTCATACATAGCCATCTCTGGTTTCTGCTTAATGTCAACCCCTTGCCATTTTTCTGTGTGTATTAATTGACCATCTTGTTTCAACAATTCTTGGCAATAGACAATAGCATGAGCTAGCCCTTCGGCTTCAAACATTTTGGCGCTTGACATAATCTTCTAGATACCTCTTGAGTTTCTTGTGGCGATCTAGCCACTTTCTGATTTTTGCAGCTGACTTGTATTTTATCACTCGTTCGCTAAGAAGATACTCAAATGATCTAACAGAAGAGTGATGGAATTTTCCATTGTTCTGCTTAATCATGTAAAGCTCTAACTCCCACTCGCCAACCGCATTCAACCAATAGCATGTATACATTGGATGAACAACTAAGCTTGGAAAATAGAAGGTGACCTGATCTGGCTCCGCTTGAAAATGATCAAACATGGGCAAGATCACTTTGTTGAAGAAGATCAGGTCACCTCTAAATTTCTGTATAACTTCGGTGGTTCGATATAGGAAGGTGATATCCCAATAGGGATGGCTATAAGCTAGAACCCCAGCAGTCATACAGAAATCATTTGCAGTCCAACCTTTCTTTTCATCACCGTGTAAACTGAAAGTGACTGAGTTTTTACTCTTCTTAGCAAGTCTCTTCTCAAAAGCTTCAATAGCTCTATCAATAGACTGTTGGTTTAGATAGTACCTTTTCAACTGTGCTATCTTTGTATTCGTGTAGTTGCAATCTTCAAGTTGGAACCCAGACATATCTCTAAATTCTTCAATATCAATGGGTCCCCACTCAATGTGCCTATGCACCTCTCGTGATGAAACTTTGTAATCACATGGAGCGTGCATTAGTTTTCTGCAAAATTCCGCCCAGTTGGTTTTCAAAGTACGCTCTTGCATAACTCTAAAGCCTGCTCCTTAGTGAAACCCTCTTTCACAAGGGCATCATATTTTTCTTTTAGAAGTTTGGCCTTAATCTGCTCAAACTCAACGTGACTATCGAAGTGTCTTTTGATTTTCTCAAGAGCACCTTGTAATTCGTTGCCAGTACCCGCTATTGCTGAAATCTTATCGTTCATGCAAGCCCCTCCATACTTGGCGGAACCCAGCCTTCTGGTTTAACCACATCAAAACTCGAAGCTCGCTTCGATTGACTCGGGTCTGTAGCTCTTACTTTTTTCATATTCGATTGATGAACCCTATGCCAAGCTTCGTCAAAATCAAAGCCATGAAGATGAGCTGTCCCAAGAGCAACATACACAAGGTCGACCAATTCCTTAAGAGATTGCTGCTTCGTGAAAGACGTTTGTTTTGATGCTGTGGCTTCAAGCAAATACTCTTTCATCTCTTCTTGAAGAAACTTAAGTCGGAAATCCAATATATCTTTCGGCAAGGCCCTTGGTGGGCCATAGTACTCCAGACCAAACTTCTTGTGAAATTCACGGATGTCTGTGAAATAGGATCTTTTACCATCGATGTAATCAATCACCCAATTAATGGGGTCACCTATTCGATAAATGTAGGTTGCATTACCTAAAGCCCATTGCTCATACAGTCGACATAGCTCGTTATAGTTCTCTATCAACCAAGCTACGTATTCCTCTGTGTCGCAGTCATTGTCTGAAACAAATGTGAAATCTGCTGAGGGGTGGCAGTAGATTAACACTTGGTTCGGTGTATAGAACTTATCGAGCTGCTCATCCGTTGGCTGGATTTGACCTCGTAATTTCCCATAGATAGTCTGACTAACGCAAGGATGTCGATCAAAAATAGTATTGTCTTTATCAAGATATCTATCAATCCTATCCAAAATATCAGCGTCATCCTTTGGCGGCCCCTCACTTCCTTGGACTTTCATCCCAGTAGCGGATGATAACGCAACTGCTAATGTGGATTTACCGGCTCCATCTACACCTTCTAAGATGATATTCATAGATCGCATTGTCCTCCTACGCATGCTAGTTCTTGGCTTCCTGTTGTATAGTCTTCCTGCTCAAACTCAGCAAGTTTACTCCAGTCTACCTCATTTGGCATCCTGGTTACAAAATCATTGAACTGTTCTTGAGTTATATCCTCATAAGGAGCTTGTTTATAGGAATGATCTGCATAAGGCAAGAAGGATATTCCGCCCACTTGATCGAAGTTATCCCAGACCCATGCCCCGACCGAAGGCCACTCCTTTTCCCTGACATTGATAGTGACTGATGGATTATGTTGACACCATTGGTCTCTGTATAATTTCCACAGTCGCAACATATCGATCGATGATACTTGATCCCTCGTCAGAGCCCCTTGTGGAGACATGATTGGGAAATCAAAGACGAATTGATGAGGGCCCATCTGATCTCTCTCATTTGGAAAACCCTGACTCTGCATAAAAAGACAAAGTGGATCTTTTTCATCTATGCGTATTCGTCGAATATAGAAGGGATTGTGTCTTGGGTGAATGCCGCTTGATGAATTGACAAGCTGAGAGACTGTTCCGGACGGCTTAACACAAGTAATAGCTGCTGATCTTTCTATACCTAGTTTGCTAGCTAGGTCTTTGTTAGTCTCAACAGCAACTTCTTGAAGTTCTTGCAACAGCACAGCGGTTAACTCAGTTGGTCGATTGATGAGTGGACAATCCATAATACCAGTAATGGATACTCCAAGTAACCTTTCTTCTTCTGAATTGGTTTGCCAGTCACTTCTCAAGTATCTGTAATTTGTCAGTGTACTTTGAAGAGTTCCAATGATAGTAGCTAGTCGGACCTTATCTATAAGATCATCTTTTGTATCTTCGCTTCGAGCCACTACCTCGCTTAAATTACAAAACTCCATCGGCCTCAGAATTATTTCACCGCATGGATTTGTGCCAAAGTTGATTGGTCCGCTTTTAGTTTGGACTACCCTTCCATGTCTCTCGCATTGATCTATGGTTGCTTGCCTATTGAAGATGCCACGCTCACCTGATTTAGAAGAGTATAAAGATAGCCATTCCTGCATGAAATGTCCGACTTCTGGTTTTTCTGTGTAAGCTGCTGAGTTATTTGCAAGTCTTCTGTGCGGATCGGTGTTCCACCATTGACCAGACTTAGCATCTCTCATTCGCTGATCGCTTAGGTTACTAAGTGATATAAGGGCTGATCGCCTAACTCCGCCTGATACAACGACTTCACCTATCTTGCACACAATATCGTGAACTTCAAGTGACTCGAGTTTTCTTCCCTTAGCATGATCGAAGATGCGGATGGTGAATTCAAATAGATCAACTAATGGCTGTGGGCCCGAAGCTCTGCCACCGAATGTCTTCAGAGGAGCGCCAGCTGGTCGAACTGCTGACACATCCCACTTCGGCACTTCTCCAGAATAAAGAAGAGCAATCAGTTGTTTATAGGCTTTAGCCCATCCAAGCTTAGAGTCTCTAACCCGGATAACTGAGTCAGTTGGATAAAGATTTTCTGGAACTTCTGGGAGTTTTGAGATTGCTTGTCGTTCAACAGAAAAACCAACCCCAGTTCCACACATGAGAATATAGACGATTTCATCAAATGCTCTAACATTGTCCATTGGTATGTAAGAGCAATTAAATCCAGAGATGTGGTCCCTATCTAAAGCTGGACCAGCTGTCATGAGCGCTCTCATAGACGGCATGACATTAAGACCATAAATCGAGCTGGTTAAATTGGCAAACAATCCCGGGTCTTCAAAGCCGAAATTTTCTTTAGCATGAGATTGCATGAATTTGATATATCGACCAACCGTCATATCCCAAGTTTCTCGTTGCTTAAGAGCATAATCCCATCTAGCATAAGTTCTGAGATGTATGATGTTTTGGTATTCACTTAGTAGCATAGCTGTCTCCGAAGACTAAAAAAGGGCGCTCGATGAAGAGCACCCTTTGATTGACCTGTAGCTGATTAGATACCAGTCCGACCTGGACCAGTAGAAGCTTCTTGCGGTGAGCTTTCAGGGAAATCAACTGGTTGTTGAACCAGAATGAAATCTGTGAGGAAAGTTTGGGCTTTCGCCATCAACAAGTCAAATCGATCCGCATCATACTTAATGAGACCGCTTGGTAGACGAGCTGATTGAGAGTTGATCATTTCGGTGACAAGCGACTCGAAAATCCGACGCATGTCCATGAGGCTCTCATTCTCGAGTTCTGGTTTTTCTTCTTCGGTTTCCAGAACAAATTCACGAGGATGAGTCTCGGGCAAGTCGAGTTGCGGTTGATTGACAACCCAGCCTTTATAGGCGTTCAGCAAATCGATGTATTGCTGTAGTCGATCAAGGTCAGCTTGAATAAAACCAGTGACGGGTGAAGACTGGGATTTGTTGATCTCTGAAATAACCCGCTCCGTTCTTCGATAGATACCAGCTACGTCTTGGTTTAGCACAGTAGCCATTATGGCCTCCTTCTGTTCATGAACCCTCGATTATTAACTCGCATTCGACTAACTGTAAATGGGCAAAAACCTTCGCATAAAAGTGGCCCAGCCGACACTCGGGGGAGAGAGAAGCATCGACTGGGCCTGCGGCGTACTGCGAACTAACGGGCAACGACAGCCGTTAGCGCTTGTTAAATTATTGCTGATACGACTATCAGTCAATGTCAATTGACTGAAGTCAAACCGTCGATATTATAGGGAACTCAACCTATAAAAAGAGGCAGCGGCGGCATGAGAATAATAACACGTGTTTGGAAACAGCAACCAGGTAGATACTTCTGCATATCAACAAAATCCGCATCGGGCGCTTGGAAAGACAATTTCTTTCGACGCGGAGAATTCAATAAGATAACTCCTTTCATTGAAGATAATTTAGACAAGAATGTTTATTGGTGTCCGCATGGTTTTGACAAAAGACACAGACACAAAGATCACGCAGTTTTACCAAGTCTACTATGGGCTGATCTAGACGAGACTGATCCCGACGAAATTTCTATAAGACCTACAATCGCATGGGAGTCATCTCCTGGTCGATATGCTGGTTTGTGGTTGTTGGATAAAGAAATTGATAGTGACGATATAAATAGGGCTCTTACCTATGAAGTTGGAGCTGATAAGGGTGGCTGGGACCTGACTCAAGTTCTACGAGTTCCAGGTACTAAAAACTACAAATATCAATCGCAACCAAAAGCGCGTTTATTATGGAGTGATGGGAAGACCTACCAATTAGCTGACTTAAAAAGAAAGCTTAAGAATGCTGAACCAACAACTTCTAATGAAAAGCCCGCGGATGTTTGGAAAAAATACGAACGCAAGTTGCCAAGGTGGGTGAGAAAAGAGATACTCAACGGTAGACCAGTTCGCGGGAAAAGAAGCGACATGATCTGGAAAATTGAACATGCGCTTATTGATGCTGGTGTTCCACTAGATGATGCAATCATCATTATTCAAAACTCAGAGTGGAATAAATTCGCTGGTCGTCGGGATGAAGAAAAACAATTACGAAGAGAATTTGAAAAGATAGTTGGAGAACGGCTGAAAGCCCCTGAGTCCGAGAAACCAGCTGAATACAAATTCTTGAATGTTACTCTTGATGAAATAGAAGAAAAACCAATAGATTGGCTTTGGTACCCCTACTTAGCACGAGGGGAGCTCACCATTTTAGAGGGTGACCCTGGTGTTGGTAAATCCTACTTGATGCAAATGATTAGCAAAGCCATCTGTGATGGTGAGAAATTACCGACATGTCGAAAACCGATGTCACGAAAGATAAAGGATAAGGTTGCTTACTTCGACGTAGAAAATAGCGGACCAGTTTCTAAATCACGAATGATGGCTAATGGACTTAAGAACCTTAAGAATTATATATTGGAAGAAGAACCATTTAGCGTAGACGATGATGACGCATGGGATGAAGTACTCGAAGCTATTGAGAGGACTAAGCCCGCTC